TACGGCTACGGCTCCGGCGATGGCTCCGGCTCCGGCTACGGCGGCGGCTCCGGCTACGGCGGCGGCTCCGGCTTAAAGACTCTCTGTGGAGAACCTGTCTATATGATCGACGGTGTGCCGACGATCATCACCGGGCTCCGCGGCTCTGTCGCGATGGGTTTCATCGTGATGACCGATCTGTCGAAGCGCAGGACATTCGTCGTCAAGGGCGGCGGAAAGTTCGCGCACGGTGAGGATCTTCACGCAGCTCAGGCAGCGCTGGAGGAGAAGCTTTTTGACGATATGCCCGTCGAGGAGAAGCTTGAGGCGTTCCGGGAGCAGTTCACACCGGGCGAGACTTATACCGTCGCGGACTTCTATGACTGGCACCATCGCCTCACGGGCAGCTGCACGCAGGGGCGCGACGCCTTCGCGCAGGATCATGAGCTCAGCATGAACGACGCCATGACCCCGGAGGAGTTTATCGACCTGACTAAGGACGCATTTGGCGGAAGGATCATCCGCCAGCTTGCGGAGCACTACGGCATTGATCTTTGATGTTTTGGCTACAAGGCTCAGGCGCTGAGCCTTGTTACGAGAGCATTTAGAGAGGGTGGTAACATGGGAGTAATTCGCGTTGAGCACACGCGGGACTTCACTGTCATGAGCAACGTTCACTTGCGCGACGACAGGCTCAGTCTCCGAGCAATCGGGCTTATGAGCAAGATGCTGAGCAATACTGACGATTACCAGTACACTGTCTCAGGATTGGCAGCGCGATGTAAGGAGGGCAGGGACGCGGTGCGGAAGGCACTGCAAGAGCTTGAGGCGGCAGGGTACCTCGTGCGTGAGCAAGGACACGGGGAGTGCGGCAAATTCAGCGGCTACGACTACACTCTGTACGAAAGCCCTCGAACGCCTTGCAATAGTGAGGGAGTGCCGTTGACTGAAAAGCCGACGACGGCAGAACCGTTGACGGAGAATCCGCCACAAAGAAATACTAATCTTGAAGAAATACTAAATATACCCCCTATAGTCCCCCATGAGGGGGACGGCGTGGGTGAAGGAACGAGAAAGCGGAAGCGCGTTCCGAAGTCGGTTCCAGACTGGGAGCCGGAAATGTTTGAGCGATTCTGGAAGGCCTACCCCCGCGGCAATGACCGTCAAGGGGCAGTGCGTGAATGGGACAACCTGAAGCCTTCCCGCAAACTCATGATGACCATGAGTGCTGCGCTCCTCCGTCAAAAGGACAGCGAGGACTGGCAGCGCGGGATCGGTATACCATACGCCTGCCGGTGGCTCTCGAAGCGCCGGTGGGAAGATGAAGACAGGGCGCAGCCCGAGCCTCGGACGAGCGGTGCGGGTGACGGAGGGGAGCGAGAAGAATGGACCTGACCGACTACTCGGCCTATTACGACGCGCAGACGGCAGTCCTCGGCTCACTGCTGATAGAGCCGGAGAAGCTCGCGGGACAGATCATGCACGTGGTCAGGCCGGAGGACTTCTCCGACCCCGTCAAGCGGAACCTCTTCGCCGCGTCGCGGGAGATATTCCTCAAGCGCGAGACTCTCGACGCCGTGACGCTCGTGGAGCATGTCGGCGCTGCGTATTCGCAGCAGGTGCGCGAGATACTCCAGCTTACGCCGACGGCGAATAACTGGCGGGAGTATGTGAAGCTCCTCAAGGACGGCGCGATGCTGACACGCATCCGCGATCTGGGGCAGGCGCTCACAGAGGCGGCCAGCGCGGAGGACGGGCGGAGGCTTCTTGTCGAGGCTCAGGGGATGCTGAGTGTGAGGCCCGGGCGGCGAGTCCGGAACTACACGGAGATCCTCGCGGACTTCTTCGACCGCATGAACGACCCGACGCCGCCGGACTTCCTCAAGTTCGGGATCGAGGCGCTGGACAAGAAGGTCAGGATCAGCCGCGGCAGCTTCGTCGTCATAGGCGCGGACAGCTCCGTCGGCAAGACGGCGTTCTCCCTGCAACTCGCGTATAACATCGCAGCCGGCGGGAACCGGGTCTGCTTCTTCAGCTACGAGACGAGCCTTGAGGCGTCGGCCGACCGCACGATCGCGAACACCGCAGATGCGCGGCTGTCGGATATCAAGGCTAAGAACATATCCGAGCATGTCGCCCGCCGGGCGATGGCCGAGGCGGAGCGTTCAGAACGCATACCGCTGTACATACAGGAGTCCGCCGGGATGACGGCGGACGACCTCCGGGCAGAGACGCTCTGCGGACAGTACGACGTGATCTTCATCGATTACGTTCAGCTCGTCCCCGGACGGAGCCGGGACAGCCGGTTCGAGACTGTGACGGCGACATCAATGGCGCTGCACTCGATGGCGCAGGAGCTCGGGGTGACGGTGGTCGCGCTGTCGCAGGTGACGCCGCCGGAACCCGGAAAGGACGGCAAGCGCCGGCAGCTGCGCAAGGAGGATCTCCGCGAGAGCCGGCAGCTCCTCCAGGACGCCGAGGCGATCCTGATGATGGACCTCGCAGACCCGAAGGATTACAGGAGCCAGCGCGTTCTGATCGTCGACAAGAATAAGGACGGCGCACTCGGCAGCGTCCGGCTCGACTTCGACCCGGAGCACATGAGATTCTCGACCGCTCAGCGCAACGGCAAGACCCCGTCGCCGGATCAAGTGACGTTCAAAGAGCTGCCGGACAACGGCGACGAGCTCCCGTTTTAGGAGGTGAATCGCGACGAAGATCGGAGATAAGATTCGGTTTATCCCCTCAGCATGGACACAATTTAGCGACACGAATTCCCTCAGCTCATACGGCGTCAAGGGTGACGTCGAGGGCGAGATAGTCGAGATCAACTATGCGCACCGGTGGTACAGAGCACGGTACCAGGCGGGCGGCGCGACACTTTACGAGTCATTCAAATTTTAAGCAAAATCAGAGTCTGGAGGACCACAACGATGAGAACAACCGCGATAATCAACCTCAAGGGCGGCGTTGCCAAGACGACGACCGCCCTGAACATGGCCGCGATACTGGCCAAGGACTACAAGCAGCGCGTCCTGTTAGTGGACGCGGACAGCCAATGCAACTGCACCGAGTTTTTCCAACGCGGCAACGCGCACCCCGGCACCCTCGCCGACATGCTGCGCGGCCTCGCGCCGTGCATTGAGCACAGCCGTTTCGACGGCGTCGACCTCCTGCCGGGAGACGACAGCCTGATGGATCTCGATCTGACGAAGATCGAGACCGGCAGCGCCTCCGCCGTGTGCCTGCGTGAGCTGACCGCGGAGCTGGGCGACAGGTACGACCGGATGATCATCGACTGCCCGCCGGCGTTTAATGCGGCTTCTGCCGCGGCGCTGGTGGCAGCGGACGAGGTCATCATCCCGATCAAGCTCGATGCGTTCAGCCTGCGCGGGATGGCGAACATCATGCAGCAGGTCAGTAATATGCGCAAGATCAACGACAGCCTCACCGTCGCCGGCATACTGCCGACGATGTGGTACAGGTCCGATAACATCATCGAGGCCGAGAAGATGCTGCGCGAGTTCGGGCTCCCGGTGCTGCCGCATGTTCGGCGCACGAACAAGGTCGACGACATGACCTTTGCGCAGGAGCCGCTTGTTATCAGCTCGCCGAAGAGTGCGGCGGGCGTCGATTACCGCCGCGTCGTTGCGGCGCTGATGTAAGGAGGTGCGGTCATGGGATTCGATTTAGCATCGGTGCTCAAGAATGTGCCCGATTCGGGCACAAGCGACGGGCGTGAGCGCATCGAGTACATAGGGCTCGACAAGCTGCACGATGACCCGAATAACTTCTACTCCCTCGACGGCATCGAGGAGCTCGCCGAGAACATCGAGTTTGCGGGGCTCCAGCAGCCCGTCCGCGTCCGCCGCGATGCGGAACACAGCGGCGAGTACATCATCGTCAGCGGCCACCGCCGCACGGCGGCGATGCGCAAGATCGTCGAGGACGGCAACAAGGCCTTTGAGACGGTGCCCTGCATCGTCGAGGCCGAGGGCGGCAGCGAGGCGCTGCGTGAGCTACGCCTGATCTACGCCAATTCCGACACCCGCCGGATGTCCTCCGCGGATATCTCGAAGCAGGCCGAGCGCGTCGAGGCTTTGCTCTACCAGCTCAAGGAGGAGGGCGTCGAGTTCCCCGGCAGGATGCGCGACCACGTCGCCGAGGCCTGCAAGGTGAGCAAGTCGAAGCTGTCCCGGCTGAAGGTGATCCGCGACAAGCTCGCGCCGGACATCTACGCCGGGTATTACGAAAGGGGCAAACTGCCGGAGGACACGGCCTATGAGCTCGCCAAGCTTCCGGCCGACACCCAGCGTGTCATCGTGGACCGTGCGACGCAGAAAGACAGAGACGACATCAGGTACCTTTATTCGAGCAGGGTCAAAGATCAGGGCTCGGATATCCAGCGTTTCAGCAAAATGGCCTGCCGCTGCGAGCAGGGCGGAACCTGCGTCAATGTTCCGAATCTGGTGGATAAACTTTACTCCAACGGATGGCGAGGCTATACGCACTGCGGCTCCGGCTGCTGCTACGACTGCGACGAGCTTGCGACCTGCTCAAAGTGCTGCTCCCGCATGGCGGAAGTCAAGGCGCAGAAAAAGGCCGAAAAGAAAGAGGCCAAGGCCGCGAAAGCTGCGGCGCAGGCCGAACGCGACAGGCCAGCAGTCGACGCGCTGCGGCTGATGTGGAACCGCATGGGCGAGGCCTGCAAGAGGGCGGGCGTCAATTATAACGAGGTCTGCGACAAGGCCGACATTTATGCCGCACTGCCGCCCAAGGACGCGACCGTGCTGCTTGACGGCGGCGGCAAGCTGACGGCAGACACCCGGCCTCCGTTCGGCTACACCGTCGGCCGTGACGCCATAGCGCACCTTGTCAAGCTGGCCGATCTGCTCGGCTGCTCGCTGGATTATCTCTTCGGCCGCGATGTGCCCGAATCGGGCACCGGCACGGCGGAGCCGAAGTGGCAGACCGGGGAGCCGCCGGAGGAGGGCGAGTACGTTGTCCGAGTTGAGGGGCCAGGCGAGTACGGGACGGATATCGTAATATATAAAGATGGCCGCTGGTGGGGGTACGAAGCTCCCCGCAAATATAGGGTCGTCGGCTGGTGGCCGATGCCGGAGTGTCGGTGAAAGGAGGAACTGAAACATGACAAACGAGGGAATCATTAAAGCCCTGCGCGTCTGCGCCCGGGGGAGAGTGCGACGGGTGCAAATGGAGGGCTGACAATGACTGAATACAAAATCTGCTTTAGTGTGGCTGGGGCGTTCGGCGCTCAACTCAGATTTGAGGCAAAACCCGGCATATCCTATGAGGACGCTGCGGCGTCTATTAACAAGGAAAAGCTGGTCCAGTTGATGTGCCTCGACGCCTTGGGCTACTCCGCAAAGGATATTGAGGTAATCACTTTTGAACAGTACGAAGCGGAATTTGGAGGGGATGAGGATGGCTGAATACATCGAGCGGGGTGCAGCAAAGCACGCCGCAGACCTCGCATTTGATATGACAGAGACAGAATACGACATACTATGCAAAGAACTTGATCGCGTTCCCGCTGCCGATGTTATAGAGAGACCACAGTGGATAAGCGTGGGGGACAAGCCGCCAGATACCGAGACCGAAGTCTTAGTTGTGTGCAACAGAAACGGATTTCGGTTTGTGTGTCCCGCAATTTACGAGGACGGAACAGTATTGGCGCAAGATAGCATCTGGAGCTGGTACGAATTGGAAAATTATGGGACATACAGCGAAGAAAACGACGATTATTTCATTCCGGAAGGCTGGTGGGAGAACCGGCATTTTACACCAGATGATGTTTACAACAACCAGATAGACTGCCCTGTCACCCACTGGATGCCACTACCCTTACCGCCGGACAGAACAAGTGAGAACTGCCCATGAGTAAAAGCGGATTGCTCGCCCGGCAGAAGGCTGAGCGTGAGCTGTGGACGATTAAGGTGATCGCCTACACCGAGCAGCAGACGCTCGATGCGGTCTGCCTCGCACTTGCTGAGGGCTTTGGGTTCGGTGAGGAGCGGCTGAAACGCTTCCATGACGCTTTCAATGCCAAGTACGCGGAGATCCGCGAGCTTGAGAAGCGCGACACCAAGGACAACGAGTACGCCATCGCCAAGCAGGAGGCCGCGCTCAAGGCGGCCTGTGGTAAGTATTACTCGCCTCGCGAGGTGCGGTATGATATCAAGATCGTCACCAGAGACGGTAAGCAGCACAAATTGTAAATAACAATTTTTTGCCGGGTGAGCCAGACTCCACGGGCTATGATTCCAGGAGGTAAAACATGCCCGAGAGCATAGCCCTTAACTGTGACTGCATGGAGTACATGCGGTCACTGCCCGACAAGGTGTTTGACGTCGTTGTCGCTGATCCGCCCTATAACATCGCCAAAGCGGCATGGGATAAGTGGCCGAGCGTAGACGCTTATGTGAGCGACGTGATGGCGTGGCTCCGTGAGTTCAGCCGTATTCTCAAGGATACGGGCAGCCTTTGGATGTTTCATTCCGACATGTCTCAGCTCTGCCGCATAATGGCTGAATCGCAGACACTGCCCGGCCTCGTTCTTCGGGATTTCATAGTTCTTTACAAGCGCAATTTCCGAACTAAGGCTTGGAAGTTTGCCGAAGGCTCTGACCTGCGCGGTTTTTTTAACGTGAATGAGTACCTTGTCCACTGGTTTTCAACTCCAGCTTCAGGCTCTTATTGGAAAAGTACCGGCCTTGAACGTGTCAACTGCGACCCCGAATGTTATAAACCGCTTAAGGAATGGTATTGGCAAAAGATGGATCAACTCGGCTTGCGCCAGAAAGACATCGCGGAAAAATATCACGCGGTTACCGGTAAAAAGTTTTACATGCAGCGTCACTACTTTCAGGACAGTCAGTTTCTGATACCGACAGAAGCCGTATGGGATATTGTGTTTGAGCCTCTCGGGTTCGGTCCTTATGAATACGTGCGCAAATGGTATGAGGAGCTGCACGCAGAATATGAAGACCTTCGCGAGCAGTATGAAAAAAAACGGAATTTCTGGCAGCCAGACAACGAGCATTGCAATGTGTGGGAGTTCTCAAATAGTTTACGCTGTGCTGAGGGAGGCTTTCACGAGACCAGCAAGCCCGTCAGCCTTTACCGACGAATATTAAGCGTCTCCACGCCACAGGGTGGACGAGTGTTTGATCCGTTCCTCGGCTCTGGCAGCAGCCGCATCGCGGCGTACAGTCTCGGCTTTGACTTCATCGGCTGCGAAATCGACAAAACATATTTTGAGCTTGAGGAGAAGCGCTTCGAGACATTTTCCTCACAGCAAAGCTTATTTTACTAATTAAACATTGCGGTCTATGGCCATGAGGCAGAGGACGTCAGGAGTATGCACATGGCTTACCGCAAAAAAATCATATCGGCCGGGCCGCTGGTTAAAGAGATCATATACCCGTATCGCTCAGGCAGCAGCTCAAACGGCCGGCGGCGCACCGGGACAAGCTCGGAAGCGCAGCGCCGGATGAACGCTATTTACTCATGGCAGAAACTTGAGCTGCTGCTCGCGGCAAACCTCGTCAAGGGCGACGTCGTCGGGTGTCTGACCTTTGACGACGCGCACCTCCCGGAGACCCGCGAGCAGGTCCGGAATAAATTCAAGTGGTTCCTCGACAAGCTCCGGGCAGCGCGCGAGGAACGAGGACAGAACCTCGTCATGTTCTGGTCGATTGAGCACCTCCACGGCGAGGGGCGCTGGCATATACATATCGCGTGCAACGCTACCGGCAACGACTATGAAGAAATGCTCCGGCTATGGGGGCAGGGCGAATGTGAGTTCAACGCGCTGCGTGTGGATAAGAAGAAGAACTATGAGACCTTAGCCCGGTACATGGCCAAGGAGGAACGGGACAAGGTAGGGCAGCGCTCATGGAGCTACACCCGCAACGCCAAGAAGCCGGAAGTCGAGAGCTTCTCCGTGCGGGAGTTCTCGCCGCTGCGTGTGCCGAAGGACACGACAGTGTTTGAGGACGTCCGCAGCCGCGGCGAATGGCAGTACGTTAAATACGCTTATAACAACGCGCTTAAGGTTCGGCGGCACCGCAGACGCCGGTCGTAGATTGTGCCCTATTCGGGCACCGGAAAGTCTTTTTTATAAATTTTTTCTGGCTTGAAAACTATGTTATTGAAAGGAAAGGAGCTCTGAAAAGTATTGCAATCCCAAGGTTTTTCTGGTAAACTAACAGTGAAAGACGGGTTCCTCCAGTGCCCGACCTGCCGCGGCAATAAAAAGCTGCTCAAGATCGAGCCGGACACGACGGCGACTAATCTGGTCGTCTTCTGCCGTTTCTGCAAAACCGAACATCGGATCGACATCAGTCGGGGCCAGTGCTTTGAGAGCCGGGGCCAGTGATAGACACATGAGTGTGTTTGTCGCTGGCCCCGGCTCTTTTGTTTACTCGGCGACGGAGGTGATAGCCCGTGGCGAGTAAACCGCTGAGGCCGTGTAATCATCCGGGATGCGGTGTGCTGACGCGCGAGGGCTGGTGCGACAAGCACAAACCCCGGCAGCAGCGCAAGGCGAGCGCAGCCTATCACGGGTGGTACATGCTGCCGATCTGGACAGACAGGCTCCGCCCTGCACAGCTCCTGCGCGAGCCGTTCTGCCGTGAGTGCGCTCGGCTATATCCGCCAGGCGATCCGCGGCACCGCACACCGGCGACGGTCGTTGACCACATCGTCCCGCACTGCGGCGACTGGGATATGTTCACTGACGAGGGCAACTTGCAGAGCCTCTGCAAACATCACCACGACATAAAAACCGCGCAAGAACAGCGCGAAAAGCGACGCATTTAAGGCGAAGTCGGACGATGAGCCTACGTCCGCGCCCAGGCGTCGCAGCCGTGCGGACGCGAGCGCATCGCCCGCGCGATTCAAACACGCCCCCACCCCGAAAAAGTTTTCGAGGGTGGCTCTCCTGACCGCCGGCCCCCTCGGGTGTGCGAAAAAGTCCCCGAACAAAATTTGAGGAGGTGAGCCTCGTGCCGCCAAAAGCAAAGCGAATTGAAAACATGACGAAAAACATGACGCTTGTTGAGGCGCAGGCGCGCATTGAGGCCGAGGCCGCGACCATTCCCCAGCGCGAGACGCTGAACATCGAGCCACCCCCATACGTTGCGAAGGGCGACCGTGTCGCACTGCGTTACTGGACGCAGGTTCTCAACCGGCTTTCCTCCGCAAACGTGGATCTCCTGGATGATCTTGACAGCGAGGTACTCGGGCTCTACTGCTCCATGCTTTCCCGCCGAGACCTCACCTGCAAGATGCGCAAGAAGCTTGAACGTCAGGCGAGGTCGAAGGACGTTGATGCCAAAACCCTGCTCGGACTGATCGAGCAGATACAAGCGCTCGACAGCCAGCTCCGCAGTCAGGAACGGCTGATACTCCAGTATGCCGACCGACTTGGACTGACCCCCGCGAGCCGCGCCGGGCTTGCCAAGAAGAAGGCCACCGAGGCGGCTGACGATCCCGACGCGGATCTCTTCGGTTAATGTCGGCACGGAAGCAGAGTGGGCTGCACCATCCCGCTGCGGTCTACGCGAAGCAGGTGACACAGGGTAAGCTCCGCGCCATGTGCTGTCCGGCAGAAATACAGGCGTGCGAGCGTTTCCTCCGTGACCTCAAGCGGCAGGACACCCCCGATTTTCCCTACATCTTCGACACGACCCGCGCCGACCGGATCATCCGTTGGTTTGGTCAATGCCGCCAGGTACGCGGCGTTGAAAGCGGGCAGCCGATAGAGCTTCAGCCATGGCAGGTGTTTGACCTCAGCAACATATACGGCTGGGTCAGCGTTGACGACGGCGCGCGCCGGTTCTCCCGAACCTACAACAAACGCGCCCGCGGCAATTTCAAGAGCACAGAAAAGTCCGGACAATGCCTGTACCACATGTGCGCTGACGCTATGTATCCGCCATATCACCCGGAGCTCGCTCGCTTCGAAATGATGCCCGAGGTGGAGTGCGCGGCGGTCGACCGTACACAGGCGAAGCGCGTCTTTGACGACGCGAAAGCAATAGCCAGAGCGTCCCCCGCCATCGCGCAGCGGCTGAACATCCCGAAGGCGAACCCCGTGACGCATAAGACACGCGGCGGCAGGATGCGCGCGCTGTCCAAGGACACCAAGAACAAGGACTCCGGCGCGCCGACGTACTTCGTCGTCGATGAATACCACGCGCACCCCACGTCTGACATCTACGACGTCGGCCTCAACTCGTTCGGCAAACGCCCTCAGGCGCTGCTGGACGTCATAACCACGGCTGGCGACGACGCCCAGAGTAAGCCGTGCTACCGCGAGGAAGAATACGCACGACTCGTGGTAAGCGGCGAGGTCGTCGATGAGACGTACTTCGTCATGATCCGCGAGCTGCCGGAGGGCGCAGACCCCCACGACAAAAGTCTCTGGGGCATGCCTAACCCCTGTTTGCGCTACCCCAATGAATATAGCAAATACCTCCTGAAGGAGATTGAAAGCGAATATAACGCGGCGTATGGGTCGAAAGACCCGGACAAAATACGGCAGTTTCTGACGCGCCGTATGTGCCGCTGGCAGACCGGCAGCGTTAACCGCTATCTGAACGAAGAGCAGATGCAGCTGGCCCGTGCGGCGCAGGTCTCCGCCAAGGAGTTTGCGGCACTGACGGACGGACGCGAGGGCGACGGCGGGGTTGACCTTGGCAAGCGCATCGACCTCACCGGAGCTTCTGCGGTCTTTCTCCTGGACGATGGCCGCATCGCCATTAAAGGCGAAGGCTTTATGCCCGAGAATCAGGCAGCTCGCCACATGAGAAGCGACCGCGTGCCTTATGAGGCCTGGGCAAAGGCCGGACACTGCACCCTCACTCCCGGCGACGTAACAGACAACAGCTATGTTGAAAACTGGTTCAGCGAGAACGAACGCGAGCACGGCTGGAAAATACAGCATATCGGTTATGACGGCCACAACGCGACCGACCTCGCGATCAAGATGTGCACGGACCGAAACAACGAGGATTTTACTGTCGAAATCAGGCAGACCTGCTCCGGTCAAAACCTCGCGGTAAAAGAATTTCGGACGATGCTGCTGCAAGGCCGAATCGTGATCGAAGAAAACCCGCTGTTTATGTGGTGCCTGGCAAACGCAAACGAAATACGCGATAACTACGGCGATATCAAGCTGTCGAAGCGCCATAAGGACGACACCGAGCGCATTGACCCCGTGGCGGCAACAATGAACGCATTGGGGCTTGCTCTGATTCGACGTGACAGCCCGACTCTCGCCGACCGAATAGATGAAAACTGGACAATGTAAGATGTGCCCGAATCGGGCACAGGAGGCAAACATGATAACCATACTTGTGATCCTCGGCGCCGCGGCGATAACTGCCGGGGTCGCGCTGCTGAGTATACCGGCAGCGTTTATCGTTGGCGGGCTTCTTCTCTTAGGCGCGGCCGCGCTGATATCAAAGGGAGGTGATGGCAACACATGAGCAATCCCCTTGAGCGCGGAATACGCGCAGTGCTGGGCGGCGCACCGCCCCACATCCGCAACGACACTACCGTGGCCACACTTGCGGCTGCGGGCTACCCCATCGGCGATAACGTGACGTCGTCCGCTGCATCGAACGCGATGAAACTCTCCGCCGTCAACCGCTGCATTGAGGTGCTGTCGGACAGCATCGGCAAACTGCCGATATACGTGATGAACCGTGAAACTCGTGAGCGCGTTGACCACCCGCTTAACGACCTGTTGACGATCCGGCCGAATGAAGCTCAGACCCCGACCGCCATGAAAAAAATGGTGGAGGTCAATGTGGACTGCGGCGGCAACGGCTACATCTGGATAGATCGAAACGGCAGCACTCTTCGCCCGCGAGAGCTTCTCCCCGTGCCGCATGAGCTCGTTACACCCTGGCTGGATACGGAAGGGCACGTCTGGTACACCGTGATTCATCCGTTTACCGGCGAGCCGATGACCGTCCACCGGATGGACATGATCCACATCATGGGATACTCCCGCAACGGATGGCAGGGTATCAGCACCCTCCAGCGGGCGAGCGAGACCATAGGCGCGGCGCGAGCAGCCCAGCAGTATAACCTCAATTACTACGTCAACGGCGGTCAGCCGGCCGGCGTGCTGCAAACCTCTACCGACTTGAGCGGCGAGATCACCACGACGATCAACGGCGAGACCGTGAAGCTTTCAAAAAAAGAGCTTCTCCGCCGTGAATGGGAGAGGCGCCATTCCGGCCCGTCCAACGCCGCGCGGATCGCAATTCTGGACTACGGGCTTGAATATAAGCCCATAGCCATCAGCAACCGTGACGCGCAGTTCGTCGAACAAACCGAGCTGAGTGTACAGGACATCGCGAGGTTTTTCGGAGTGCCCCTCTACAAGCTCCAAGCCGGTAAGCAGAGTTACAGCTCCAACGAGCAGAACGCCATTGAATACGTCGTCGGCACGCTGCATCCGAAGGTCACCGCCTATGAGGAGGAGCTCGTATATAAGCTCCTGCCGCCGAGCGAGGCCAGGCGTTACCGTGTACGCATGAACATGATGGCGGAGCTGCGCGGCGACTATGACAGCCGCGGTACGTGGTACCGTGTGATGCGCGAGATCGGCGCATACAGCGTCAACGACATCCGCGCGCTGGAGGATCTCTCTGACGTAGAGGGCGGCGACGATCGTTATGCATCGCTTAACTATGTACCTCTTGCCGCATGGGAGCGGCTGAGCGAAAACCGAAACCAAGGAGGCGATAACAATAATACTGACACTCAACGGGACAGTGGTCGCGGACGATGATCTGTGGGTCTATGACTGGTTCGGTATCAGTGCATTTTCCCCGCATGTCGTGCGCGAGGCCATAAGGGACAACGTCGACGATGAACTCGTCGTTGAGGTCAACAGCGGCGGCGGCAGCGTGTTTGCGGGCTTTGAAATCTTCAGTCTGCTGCGCGGTGCGGAGTGCCGCACCGTAGCCGTCGTGCAGTCGCTCGCGGCGAGCGCGGCAAGCACGATAATTTCCGGGTGCGACACGGTGCAGGTTTCCCCTGTGGCGCAGATCATGCTGCACCTGCCCGCCATCGTGACCGAAGGCAACCGCGAGGACCACCGCGACAGCATTAAGCTGCTGGACAGTATCACGGAGTCCATCCTCAACGGCTATGAGAGCAAATGCCGCGGGAAAGCGACTCGTGACAAGCTCGCGCAGCTGATGCGCGCAGAGACCTGGATACCGGCGCAGGACGCCGTCGAAATGGGGCTTGCAGACGAAATCCTGTACCAGGACGACACAACCTGCATAATCCCCGGCAACATCGTTAACGCCGTCGGAAGCAGCATCCGCGGGCTTATCAACGGAGCAACTCAGCCCAGCGCAGCAGAGCTGCGCGCCCGGTATGCCGACCTCGTTGCAAAAGGAGCGACCCCGGCAGCCGGCCACCCCGCACCCGCCCCGATTCAATCCATGCCATGGCAGGCAAGAGCCCGCCTTGAAATTGAAAAGAACAGATATTAAGGAGTGTGAACAATGAATCTTAAGCAGAAACTTATTGATCTCGCGGCAACCAGGACCGCCGCCCTCGACCGTGCGTCTGCTGCCTATCAGGCAAACGACGAGGCAGCCTATTCCTCCGCAATGGATGAAGTCACGAACATCAACACTGAGGTTGAGCGCGTCCAGAACCTCCTCCGTGAGCAGGAGCGCCGTGTTATTGAGAACGCGCCGACCGGCGCAGAAGCACGCGACATCGCCGAGGAGCGCGCCAACGCGCTGCGCAATCATGAGACCGTGCATTTCTCGACAGTGGAAGTGCTCCGCGGGCTCCGCGATGCGACCACCCTCGCCACCGGCACGATCGTCGAGCCGTCCGGTGCGGGCTCCGAAATCCGCGACCTCATCGGCAACAACCCCAGCTCTATTGTCAATCAGGTCTATGTACAGAATCTGGCCGGCACTGGCGGCTTCAGCGAGCCTTATGTCATCAGCGAGCTCGACGCAAAAACCGGCAAGGTCACGACCAATGCCGGCAAGGCGCGCACGGCCTCCACGGACCCGACCTTTGGCGTTGCGAAGATCAATCCGTATGAAATGAACGTGACGACCTACGTTGACCGCAACATAAGCCGTCTCAGCCCGGCGAACTACTACGCCAAGATCTACAGCATGGCAATGAACGCGATGTACCGCAAGCTTGCCGAGCTCATCGTCAACGGCGACGGTCAGTCGACGCCGGACATGTTCGGCATTAAGACCGCGAAGAACGCGGCCGGTGAGGCGATCTATGCGACCGAGAACGTCAGCGCCATCGACGAGAATCTGCTCGATACGCTGTACTATGCATACGGCAGCGACAGTGAGATTGGCTCGGGCGCTTGCCTGTATCTCGCCAAGGCCGATCTGAAGGCCATAGGCAAGATACGCAACAGCAATAAGGAGCGCGTGTTCAGGGTCATTCCGGATGCAGCCAATCCCAACATCGGGCGCATCGAAGACGGCGGAACCAGCGTCCCCTACTGCATCGTATCCGCCCTGACTCCCCTCTCCGGTTCGACCGCATCTGCCTCCGCCGCTATTCAGACCATGCTTTATGGCGACCCCATGAACTACGAGCTTGGCCTGTTCGGCGACTACTCCATACGCGTCGACGAGAGCATTAAGGGCGTTGAGCGCATGCTGACGATCCTCGGTGATGCGATGGTCGGCGGCAACATCATCCGTCACAAGGGCTTCGTTGTTGCGACCCTGCCCAAGAGCGGCGGTTGATAATGGCGACCATCTGTCCGGAAAGCCTCGCTGCCTGCAAGGCGTATATGCGCGTTGACGGCAGCGAGGAGGACACTCTCATTTCCTCGCTGCTCGCGGGCGCGTTTGAGTATCTGACAAGCGCCGGCATTTTTCGCACAGCGGACAACTCCGCGCGGTATGACATCGCAGCATACAGCCTGACGCTGTACTACTACGACCACCGCGACGCTGTCAGCACCGAGGCAGAAATGCCGCGCGGCCTGCGCCCAGTTATAAACCAGCTCAAACTTGACGCTACGGCGCAGACCGTGGCGGACAGCTATGAGGAGGGCTCAGATGGAAGAGCTTAATGTCGATGCAGGCGCGCTCGACAAGCGCATTGAGATCGTCGAGCGCGTTAAGACCTACGACGCGGCGCGATATGAAACCAGCAAAGACAAGCTTATCCGCCGGTGCTGGGCACAGTTCACGCGTCAGAGCGGGACGGAGAGCCTACGACAGGGGGCAGACCTGGGTACCATCAAGGTCCGTTTCCTTATCCGCACATCCCCGGTGAAAATCAGCCGACTGTACCACGTCAAGTACAACGGCGAATACTACGCCATCACCTACGTCAATCACTACGGCGACCGCGGCGGGTTCACGGAGATCCTCGCGGAGCTACGTGAGCTTGGAGGTGCAGAATGAGCCTTAACGAGATACTCGTGGCGGCAGTCGAGCCGATCGTGCCGACTGTCCGCCCCGACAGGTACCAGCCGGCACCCGGCGAAGATCCGGACGAATACTGCACCTACAACCGCACGGAGTCCCCCCGGCTGCACGCCGGCGGTGCGCCCCGGCGTATGGTCTACCTCTACCAGCTGCACTATTACCTGCCGCTCGGGGCCAACCCCGAGGCGACGCTGAAGGCCATAAGCAAAGCCGTATTCTCCGCAGGGTTCACGTACCCCGACACAGTCACCGCGAGCGATGCGGACGGGCAGCACTGGGTATTTGAGTTCGAGGGTAAGGAGGCGCTGGGGGATGGCTAAGTTCTCCTCCGACGTCGGCCAGCTCATGCTGGACATGCAGCAGATCGCAGAGATCCCGGAGGACGTGATCGACGAGATGCTTCAGGCCGGCAGCAAGGTCGGCGTTGAAGCAATGCGCCGGTCACTGCGCCGGATGGGGCTCGTCAAGACCGGGCAGCTGATGAACAGCATCGTTGCAGTGCGAAAGACCGGAAAGGACGGGCGCATCTACTACCTGGCATACCCTAAGGGGAAGCGCAAGGCCGAGCCGCACGTGCTCTCGGTCTCAAACGTTAACCGTGTGAATCCGTTGCACACCTACGCCAAGCCTCCGACTAACAATGACGTCGGCTTTGTGTGGGAGTTCGGAGCCCCGAAGCGCGGCATACAGCCGCGGCAGTGGATGCGCACGGCGAATGAAGAAAGCGCGGACGACGTAGTCGCCGCGGAGTTCAAAGTTTATGATGATTGGCTCAAATCCAAGGGATTCTGAGCCGGAAAGGAAAAAATATGAGCGATGCTCTCAGCAGTAAAAAACTCGTTCCTTTCGGTCTGCGTGACATTCTCTTCGGAGAATACCAGTACAACGACCAGACCGGCGCGATCACCTACGCAAACCAGACGGTACTCGGCCGCGGCATCACCGCCAACTTTGACCTGAAGTTTGCTGAAGGCCGCCTCTTTTCTTCCGGAGCATTGAGCCGCTTCAAAAAGAAGCTTACTGGCGGCACGATCTCTCTGGCGGTCGAGGCGCTGTCGCTGGCCGTTCAGGCAAGCATATTCAAGGCCGACACATCGGAGGTCGACATCGGCACCACCGGCAGCGCAAAGAAGATAACCGGCATCGGCTACGGTGAGAACACCCGCGGGCGCTATGTCGGTATAGCTACATACGTCCCGGCCGACGACTCCGACGACTCGGACGCTTTTATCTGCATTTTCGTCCGCAAGGCGATGTTCGGCCCGCCGAGCATGGCCTACCAGACCGAGAACGAAAATATCCAGTGGACGACCCCGACCACAACCGGTGAATTTATCTCGCCAGATCGCAAGTCCGGCGAAAAAGCACCGCTGATGATGGAGATCGCCGAGGTCGACACGGAGACCGACGCTCTCGCGTGGTGCAAGAAGCAGCTCCAGATGACGGCGTGAGGTGAGTTATGGATATCCGAAACAAGGTGATGTACAAGAAAATCGGCGACGTAGAGTATGACCTCATTGCCGACTACAACACCATCATGGACATTCAAGCCGAGATGGGAAACCTCAACGCTCTAATCGATGGAACCGCGTATCTCCGCGTTGCGGCAATAGCTCTCACCTCTATGCTTAACGGGTGTGCTCATAGGCACCATTGGCCGCAGCACTTTGACATCCACGATGTTTCTAAGTACATGCCGCCTATCTCTGACTTCCCTGCCGCGGTTAATGAAGCAATGGCAATTGTCAGATTCGTCCGCCAGGCCATTATCAAAGACGATGAAGTCGAAACCCAGCCCGAAGGGAGCGCCGAAAAAAACTGAGCTCCGGCGCACTGCCGGAGCTGAAAATTGATTTTGCGCAGGCGCTCGCCGTCTGGCTGACGCGGTTCAACGGCACGGAGGAAAGCTTCTGGTATGGGCTCTGCCCGCGCCGCCTGAACGCGCTGTGTGAGGCATTGCTTCCGCCGGAGCGCCACCAGCCGCTCCAGAGCCGCGATAAGCCGTCAGCGCGCGAGTTCTTCTTAGGAGGTGATTAAGTGGCGACACGCAAAGTAAATACCGAGTTCACGGTCACCGGTGAAGAAAAGCTCAGACGGGCAATAACCGAGATCAACAACGGCGCGAAGGTGCTCAAGTCCGAGATGAATAAGCTCACTGCCGAGTATGACGGCAACACCGACAGCGCCGAATTTTTAACCCAGAAATACGACATCCTCGAGCGTCAAATGCTGACGCAGAAAGATAAGGTCGAGGCTCTCAAGCAGGCCGTCGCCGACTCCGCCGAGGCTTATGGCGAGGCAGACTCCCGGACACAGAACTGGATAATCCAGCTCAACAACGCCGAGGCCGCGCTCGCTAATACCTACGGCGAGATGGGACGGACGCAGACGGCCATTGAGAACATGGACGGCGCTTTAGACGATGTGTCCGGTTCGACCGGCTCGGCCGCCGAGGGCGTGACTTCTCTCGGCGACGTGCTCGATACTGTCGCTGATAAGCTCGGCATTAAACTGCCGGACGGTATTTCAAAATTCACCGGAGGGCTCGGCAAAATCCCGGCTTCCACCGCCGCAGCAGCCGCCGGCGTTGCCGCGGTCGTCGCGGTCGTCATTAAACTCGAGAAAAAGCTGATGGACGTCACCAAGGAGACCGCGGCAGCGGCTAAGGAGCTTGAGGCGCTGTCCTTGCAGACCGGCGTCAGCACGACGGACTTGCAGGCTTTCCAGTATGCCGAGGATTTCATCGGCGTCAGTTCCGACCAGCTCGCCGATTCGCTTAAAGACTTAACCACAAAGATGTCCGATGCGGCGAACGGCAACGAGGAGACTGCCGCGAAGTTTGACCAGCTCGGCGTATCCATCTACGACGCACAGGGCAACCTCCGCAGTTCCTATGACGTGTTTCTCGACGTGATAGACGGGCTCGGCGAGATGAGCAACCAGGCAGAGCGCGACGCACTGGCCATGGGGCTTATAAACGAAAGCGCGCAGAAACTGAATCCGCTTATTGAGCAGGGCTCCGGTTCGCTGAAAAAGTACGCGGACGAGGCCGAAAATGTCGGCTACATCCTCAGCAATGACCAGCTGAAGGCGTTGACCGCCGTCGACGAAGCACAGAACCGGCTGCTTAAGTCTCAGGAGGCCGTCAGCAAGCAAATCAGCGCGGAGTACGCTCCGTATATGTCCGACGCGCTTAATCAGACGCGCGAGCTTATAGAAAAGGTCGGCACGGCACTTGTCGACTCCGGTGCGGTCGATGCTTTCGGTTCGATACTGGACAGCGCCGTCTCGCTGCTTGAGCCGCTGGGCGATCTCACCGCTGATATTCTCCCCCCGCTGGGGACGCTGCTTCAAGGCATTGCCGGGACGCTGGCATGGGCAGCCGATACGATTAATCTGATCGTCGGCCTGCTGACGCTCAACGGCGACCGGATCAGCACCGCGCTCGGGCTCAACCCGAACAAGGCGTCGAACATTCAGAAGGCGCTCTACGGTGCGGACTATAAGACCGAGAGCTACTACGACTCGACCGGCAACTACTACGACCCGACGACCGGCCAGTGGACAGGCAACTATTTTCACAACGCCGGGGGTAACGACAACTTCCCCGGAGGGCGCACGAGGGTCGGCGAGAACGGTCCGGAGACCGTCTACCTGCCGCAGGGTACGGTCATCGCCAACGCGCAGGAGACGCGCGCTGACAGCGGCTACGACGCGCCTGTCAACGTCTACATTGAGGCGCGGACGATTCAGGAGTTCAACGACATTATCGAGATAGTGCGCGACGCCCAGCGCGTCCGCCGGATGAAGGGAGCGCCGAGATGAGCACGACACTGACACTCACTGCGAATAAATCGGCGGCGGTGACCAAGGTTTGGGGCAGCAACAACGTACATTCTGGCGATATCTTTAATCTCCCCTGGTACAAGTTCAGCGATAATACCAATTATACCTACTATGACATTTTTGTCGGATTTGCTTCAGCCGCCGCGGCATATCGGTTTAAGCCTATAACCGCTGGACAACTTGACGTCACCTTCAACGGCTCCAATGCCATCGGTCGGTTCTACTTGTTTACCCTGGCAGAATCTTTCTCCGAGGACTCTGTCAGCTACGACGACGAGCCGTCTGCTTTTGAGACATCTTCTGTCGCCTCGAAAGCTTTCACGTCAGCCGTCTCTCTTCAGTCTTGGGCGCAAACTCTGAACAGTGCTGCCGTGAAGAGAATAGCACTGAACGGTCTCAAGCTTAATTCATCATTCAAATACGACCTGTCCACTCAGGACGCTGCTTTTCTGCTGTGTTCCTCGCGGCATGCGTCGACACCGCCTACACTGGCCATCACGTTCGGGGATGCAGATGCTGTCCCGGTTGCCGCAAATACGACGCCAGCAGCTGGCGCAGTGGTCAACCGAGCCGCGCCGGTCCTTTTCGCAGCAGATGTTTCTCAAGGTTCGGCTGTCACTTTAGAGCAATTGGCACCGACCAGCGCGACACTGCAATATCGTAAAAAAAGCGCAAGCTCCTACTCAGCGGCGGCAGCAACCGTGTCCGGAACATCCGTATCATGTACGCTTCCAGCAAATACGCTGACCGACTCCGGAGCCTATGAGTTCCGGTTTGTCGGCACGACCAATTCCAGCGCATCCTTCACGACTGATTGGCAGGAGTTCTCTTCCGTCGACACCATCCCCGTTGCGACGCCGCTCAGCCCCGACAGCTCCCTCGAAGACGGCACACAGGCAATCACATTCCGCTGGACTCACAGCAACGAGAGCGGCAGTGCGCAGACCAAGGCAGAGCTACAGAAGAGCGCTGACGGCAGTGCATGGACAACGCTCGGCACTGTGACAGGCGCATCCAACGAGTACGCCGCCCCGGCCGGTACATTCACCTCCGGGACATGGTACTGGAGAGTCCGGACCTATAACCTCGACGGCGCTGCCGGAGAGTGGAGCACCGCGCTGTCGTTTGTAGTCGTCGCAGGCCCGACCAAGCCCGTGATCGTAGTCAAGGACGCCTCCCCGCGTCCGCTCATAAACTGGCAGACCAGCGAACAGAGCGCCTACCAGCTACAGCTTGACGACATCATAGATGTCACCGAGTACGGCAGTGAGAAGACGTGGCGCTGCCCGGTCTACCTCGACGACGGGGCGCATACATTCCGCGTCCGCAGCCAGAACAGCTATGGACTGTGGAGTGAATGGGGCAGCGCGACCTTTACCGTCAGCCACACCGCGAGCGGGGCCGTCGTGCTCACGGTCGACGCGAATCACCGCGCGGAGCTGTCATGGAGCTACGCCGGGAGCTGGACCGAGTTTGTTGTCTACCGCGACGGCGTCGCGATAGCTAAAACGACGGACTACAGCTATACGGACGACTACTCCGTCGGCACTGTGTGCTATCAAGTGCGCGCCTGCGCATCGGACGGGACTTATAACTACTCGCTCTCGAACGAGGTCACGGTATCCGTCATGCCCGAGACCGTCATGCTGTCGGCTTTAGGCTCCGGGAAATGGCTGTTTTTAAGGCTCTCCACGGCGCAGCACAGGACGAACACCATCAAGGCCTCGCGCACATTCAGCCTGACGCATCTGTCCGGGCGAAAATTCCCGGAGGCGGAGCTGACAGAGTTCTGCGACCGGTCGATATCCGTCAGTTATGCGACGGACGACGAGGCCGAAAAGGCCGCCCTGGAGGCCCTGATGGGCTCCCCCGTCTGTCTCAAGACGCCGGGCGGCAAGATGGTCATAGGCATCCTCGACACGCTCAGCGAGACAGAGAGCATGTTCTACAGCTCTTACACCTTTGCCGTGAGCCAGATGCGCTATCCGGAGGAGGTCGACCTCAATGCGTGAGACGCGATACAAGCTCAACGCCCTGCGCAATGGGGCGTTTCTTGCGGAGCTGCTCTTCTCCCCGGACGACGCGCCGAACATCAAGTTTGCCGCTGACGGTGAAATAAAGGGCAGCTTCTCCGGAGCTATTATCCCCGATGAGCGGTTCGATCTGCTCCGCGACGAGCTCCAGCCGATGATCTTCACCGGCACAGGCTGGAAGAGCCTGGGCATCTTCCGCCCGACAACTCCGACGCTGCACGGCAGCGCGACCGGAGAGAGGCAGCAGATCACCGCCTACGACCGCGGCTGGATACTGAAGAATGACCGAATTGAAAGCCGCCTGTTCATCGCGGCCGGGACGAACTATATAACCGCAGCTGAGCAGCAGCTCGCGGCGGCAAACATAGCCCGGACACGTGTCATCCCCAACACCTCCACGCTGCCAGCCGACCGCGAGTTTGAGCCGGGGACAACGAGGCTCGACATTATCAACACGCTGATGGGCGAGATCGTATACCGCGACGTCTGGTTTGACGGCGACGGGCTGGCGCATCTTGAGCCTTATGCAGCGCCCGCCGTCGAGCGGATCAAGCACCGGTACAGCTCTCGCAACATTCTGCGGGAGCCCATGGCCACGGATTACAGCGCCGGGACGGACATCTTCTCCGCGCCTAACGTGTTCATCTGCACCTGCGCTAACGCCGACCGGAGCGCGACTCTGACAGCGACCGCAGTCAACGACTCCCCGGTGTCTTCTAAAAGCACCATCCGGCGCGGGATGCGCATCTGCCAGCAGGTCAAGGTCAACGAGATTGCCGACCAGGCAGCGCTTGACGCTTACGCTAAGCGGCTCGTTACAGAGTCTCAGCTGAGCACACAGACGGTCGAGTTTTCCACACTGGCCGAGGCCGGGCACGGCGTCGGGGACATTATTGCGATAGATCACCCGACCATTGGGGGAATTTATGAGGAGACCGGCTGGAGCCTCACGCTCCGCGCCGGTGAGCTTATGAAGCACACTGCGAAAAGGACGGTGCTGTAATGGATGAGTTCTTCAACCTGCCCGCCGCCGAGGCGGAGCGTCCGCAGTTCCTGATCGCCACTGTCGGCGCTGTCGCGACCGACGGCGTGACGCTGATCTTCGCGGGCGAATCCGCACCGTCGACAAAAAAGTACAAAGGCAACGCCGCTCTTACGCTGAAGGCCGGGGATCGTGTGAAGCTGTCCTACGACAGCGGCACGTACCTGATCGACTACGTGATCGGCGTGCCGAAGTCCGGATAAGGAGGTACACCATGCTGACTATCCTTCAGGGGGACGCGCTGAGCGTCCCGATATCCATCAAACTCAACGGCATAGAAGTGACCGACGCCGATATACAGGCGGTCAAGGTCACGATGGGCGGCATTGAGAAGCGCTACCCCGGCGAGATCACATACTCCTCCGGCCGGTTTCTCTTCCCTCTGACGCAGGAGGAGACGCTGGGCATGACGCCGGGCGTCAACGAGGCGATAATCCGCCCGAAGTTCTCCGCCGAAAGCCTCCGCGGGGCGAGGATAAAGACCGCCTTCAGCGTGATCGCCTCGCCCGACAAGGAGGTGCTGTGATGGGCTGCTGCGGGCTGACCGTCGAGCTGATAGACGAGGCCCTGACCGTTGAGCTCGGCCCCGCCATCGTCGGCAGCGGCGGGGGCATCTATGACTATTATGACGGCGCGTATGAAGTCGAACCGCTCCGGACGGCACAGGTGCTGGAGACCGAGGGGCTCGTCATGCGCAAGGACGTGAACGTCCGGGGCGTCACCTTTCAGCAGACCACCAACGCCGCCGGAGGAAAGACCTGCAACATAGGAGGTGCAGATAACTAATGGGAAACAGTAAAATCATTTTTTACGGCGAGACCCTGATGGATCTCACCGGCGATACCGTGACCAAGGAGAAGCTGCTCAAGGGCATCACCGCGCACGACAAGGCCGGTGATCCCGTCATCGGCACGTGTGAGTTTGACAGCGACACGAGCGACGCCACCGCGAACGTGGACGATCTCCTCGCCGGGGAGACCGCTTACGCGCGCGGCGCGAAGCTTACCGGCACCATGCCGAACCGCGGCGCAGCGGCCGGGTCTATCTCCACTAAGGATGGCGAGTACACCATCGAGCTCGGCTATCACGACGGCAGCGGCAAGGTAGGCATAGCCTCCGCGGAAAAGCAGAAGATCATCGCCGGGAACATTAAGAAGGACGTCACAATACTCGGCGTCAAGGGCACTTATGGCGGCGAGAGCGTCAACGCGCAGAGCAAGAACGCGACCCCGGCCAAGACGGCACAGACGATCCTCCCCGACGAGGGGTATGACTACCTCTCTGAGGTCGTTATTGCCGCCGTGCCATACACCAGCGCCGCGAACGCTGCCGGAGGTATGACCGTCACGATCGGAGCCTGAGCATGGGAAACAGTAAGATCGTCTATTATGGCGAGACGCTGATCGACCTCACCGGCGACACCGTCGAGGCCGCGAAGCTCCTCAAGGGCGTCACCGCGCACGACAAGAAGGGCGAGAAGATCACCGGCACGTTTGAGGCGGCCGACCCCTACGCGATTATCGGCGTGACGTATCCGGAAGGAAGCGTCTGCACCTGCACGAACGGCATACTGACGCTGACGGCGAAAGACACGAGCGGCAAGGCGCTGTTCGTTATCCCCTCCGCCGGGACGTGGACGGTCAAGGCGGTCAAGGGCAGTAAGAACAAGAGCAAAGCAGTATCAATCACCGCCGAGGGACAGGTCGAGACTGTAACGCTGACGTTTGAAACGATACTGTTTGACAATGGTATCATAGGTGACGTCAAGTGGGATGCTTCTAAAGTCGACGACGCTACTTTTTGTACCAATAGCGTTTCTGACGTAATTTGGCTGTCGGGAACAGTCTATGATAATGGGCTGATTTTTGTAGCTCCGTCAGCAACACGAGGTATCTCATCAGCAATTGACTTGACAAATTATAACAAAGTAAATGTTCGTGTAAAACAAGTCTTAAGTAACACTGGCACAGCAAAAATTTATGTTGGCACAAGTGCTTTGGGAGATCAGATAGCCACAGCAAATATCGCACTTGCGGATGGCCAGATATCCAGTTTGGACATTTCTTCCGTAACTGGGAGCAAGTATATTTCTATATACGTTCGTCCAACTGATGGCACTTATGGTAATAAAATAGATGTAAAGTTAGATAAGGTTTGGCTCGAATAAGGAGGGCACGGAGGTAACTGAGTAATGGACGATGAGAAGACCGACAGCGGCTTGCTGACGGAAGACGCACGCGAGAGCGTAGACCCGACAGGGTGGCTGCTCTCAAGATTTACGACAGTGACATGAGGAGGGCACCATGGGAATTATTGACAATGCCGTGACTCGCGCGCTTGAGATCGCGGCGGACGACAGTCACGGCTACGACCAGGCCAACCGCTGGGGGCCTGACTACGATTGCAGCAGTCTGGTGATCTCCGCGTTTAAGAAAGCCGGACTGCCCCTCAGCTGCACCTACACGGGCAACATGCGCGGGGACATGCTGCGCTGCGGCTTTGAGGACGTGACCGGCAGCGTCGACCTCGCGACCGGCACGGGGCTTGAGCGCGGGGATGTGCTCCTAAACCACGTCCATCACACCGCCCTATATATAGGCGGCGGGCAGCTCGTACAGGCCAGCATCAACGAGTATGGCACTGTGACCGGAGGCCAGACCGGAGACCAGACCGGGCGCGAGATATACACGCGCGGGTACTATAACTATCCGTGGGACTGCGTACTCAGATACTCAGGGGCAAACAGCGCGGACGATCCGGAGAGCACGCCGGCCGCCGCGTACTGGCCGCCCCGGCTGCTCCAGTACACGCCGGGGCTCCGGCTCATGGTCGGCCCGGACGTGCGCGCGGTGCAGGCGCTGCTCCTCTGCCGCGGGTATAACCTGGACGTCGACGGAGAGTACGGCCCCGCGACTGCCGCGGCGGTCGGGCGCTTCCAGACGGTCTCCGGGCTTGACACGGACAGCGAGTGCGGCCCCAGAACATGGGCGGCGCTGCTGGCACTTCCGGGAGGTGATGCGGCATGAGATAGGATTACCGGGCAGTTCAACCACAAAACGGAGGACATCTAAAATGTCAGAAGCAATAGTTTGCGCCATCATCGCCGGGATCGTTTCAGTCCTCGGCACCTGGCTCGCGAATCGCAGGAGTCAGGCCGTCTTTCAGGCGGTCATTGAAACAAAATTCGAAGAACTCAGCAAGCACGTTGAGAAGCATAATCAGGTCATCGACAGAACCTATGCGCTGGAGACTCAGGCTGCCCTCATGGACGAGCAGATCCGGGTCGCCAACCACCGCATAGCTGATCTGGAAGCTTTTCACAAACCGTAAATGTGCCCGAATCGGGCACAAATCGAAAGGAGTCAAAACATGGAAATAGTAGGCATAGCGAGCGTGGCGGCGATCACCGTCATCGCGTATCTTATTGGCGAAGTCGTCAAGGCGACCGGCCTTGATAACAAGTGGATCCCCGTTATCTGCGGGGTCTGCGGCGGCGCGCTGGGAGTCGTGGGCATGATGATCATGCCGGAGTTTCCGGCGACGGACTACATAACCGCCGTCGCCGTCGGCATCGTGTCCGGCCTCGCAGCTACCGGCGCTAATCAGATCGTTAAGCAGCTGGGCAAGCCCGAATAAATATTAACAGGGTCTGACGCAAGCCGCGACAGACCGCACAGGAGGAGCGTTGCCGCGCTCCGGGCTTGCCGGCCGGTATGATATGACGATATCGGCAGAGCTGCGTGAGCAGCTTACCACGCCCGGCAGGAGGGCGTCCTTGCAGTTCCCGCGAGAGCTGCGCGAGCAGCTGGAACGGGACTGCGGGTTTACCGACGAAGAGGTCGAGATCCTCCGGCTCCGCGGCCGGGGATGGAGCTACAAGCAGATAGCAGACGAGTGTCACGTCTGTGAAGAGACCGTCCGGAACCGCATCCGGAGGATCAAAAACAAAATAGCCACATTGATATGACAAGGGCAGCGCCGACCGCGCTGCCCTTGTTTTGCCGCTTCCCTGCCGTTTACGTGCCGGACTGGGAGGCGGTTTTAGATTAGAATATAAGCAGACAGGAGGTGTCTGTGTGTACGATTATAGCAACCCCATGATGGGGAGACCCCAGCCGCAGCCCATGACACGGGGCGGCTTTGACAGCGGCGTGATCGTGTTCGTTCCGGCCGTGGAGGATATAGAGCGCGTCCCGGTCATGTCGGGCGAGAAAGTCTATGTAATGGCCATGAACGACGCCGTTATCGCCTGCCGCACCGGCGGGAATATGGGTACTGAAACAACCTTCTGCAAGATGGAGGAGTTCGTCCCCGCCCCGGCTCCAAAGCCGGAGGATTATATAACCAAGGCCGATCTTGAGGACATCCTGTCGCGCCTCCTTACGCAGCAGTCAGCAGGTCAGGCCCTGACGAAGGGAGGCAAGAAAAGTGAGTAATCCCTTTTTCAAAGGGTCGAAAAGCCCCACTTCCGCGCCGTCCTCCTCGCCGCTTGCGCTGCTCGCAGAGTTCAAGCGTTTTGCAAAAAACGTAACCCCGCAGCAGGCCGAGGCGGAGATCAACCGGCTCCTCTCCAGTGGGCAGATGAGCCAGCAGGAGTTTGAGTATCTCAAGGGTGCGGCCAAGCAGTTTATAACTTTCCTGAAATAAGCCGGGTCGACACGGTTTATATAACTCTGAAGAAAGGAGGACTCACATGGAGAACTTTTCTCTTTCGGACATCAAGAGCGTTCTCGGCGACGGCGACGGTTTCGGCGGCGGCTGGTTCCTGATCGTCGTGCTGTTCCTGTTCATGATCGGTTTCGGCCGTAATGGATTCGGCGGACAGAGCGACTTCGGCCAGTACGCGACTGCGGCCTCGCAGCAGCAGATACTGTTCAACCAGCAGTTTGAAGCGCTCAACCAGCGCCTCGCGAATCTGGGTAACGGCATCTGCAATCTCGGCTACGAGATGCAGGGGAACATCAGCCAGCTCGGCAAGGAGATGGCTCTTGCGCAGAACGGCACGAACGCGACCATCACGCAGACCGGCAACTCTATTGAGCGCCAGATCTGTAACCTGGGCGCGAATATCGATGCCAAGTTCGCAGCGCTCGAAAAGTCGCAGCTTGAGCAGCGCATCTCCGAGCAGGCGGCGCAGATCGCGCGCCTTGAGATGGACAACCGTCTCTTCGGCGTCGTGCGCTACCCGAACGGCTATACCTACAACGCGGGCAACTCCCCGTTTTGTGGGGGCGGCTGCGGCTGCTGCGCATGACCCCAGATGATTAACCGCTATTAACAGCGTCAGGCCCGGACGGCAGCCGCTGTCCGGGCATTACTTATTGAAAGGAGCATTACTATGTCTTGCAATCAGAGACTTAAAAACTCGCACTATAAGAGCGCTCAGAACGCTTACAACAACACGCCCCAGGCGTTCATCGCATCGGGCACTCCCGTCAATGTCCTCGGTATCCTCAACACCGATACCGGCTGCTCGCTGGAGACCGTGACGGGCGGTTTCGTTGTCAATAACGGCGGCCTCTACCGCATCAGCTACGACGTGATCTTCACCGCAAGCGGTGCCGGTGTCGCAGAGCTGAAGGCGCTCAAGGACACTGTCGCGCTCCCCTGCGCTGATGCGCAGATCACGACCGTGGCCGACAACGTCTACACGCTGCACATTGAGACGACCGTTTTCATTCCCGTGTGCTGCAACGGCACTCCAACCATCAGCGCAGAGATCGGCGGCGTTGCCGGTACGATCAACCACGTCTGCGCCAGCATGGTCAAGCTGGCCTAAGTTGGGGGCTGAACCATGGGAATCACCTGTGAAGCCCTCAACAAGGAGATAAGCGCGCTCAAGGCCGGGAAGATGACTTGGGACACGGTCAAGCAGCTCAACCTGCTTTTAGACCTCCGCGCCAAGCTCGGCGACGACGCCGGTCACGGCGAGCGCCTGACTGACAACGAGCTGCATGCATGGCTCCAGCGGATGGACAATGCCGACGGCACGACCGGTCAGCACTGGACGGAGGATCAGACCGCCAGCATCGCCGCGGCGATCGGCGTGACGTTCGACCATGTCACGGCCGAGGAGTTCTGCGCTGCGATGAACATGATGTATTCGGATTACTTCCCCGTTGGTGTCAAATACGGCGTCGACCGGCCGGAGTTTTTCGCCGATCTTGCCAAGGCGTTCCTGTTCGACAAGGACGGCCCGGCACCTGCGGAGAAGCTCGCCGAGTACTATCACGAGGTCGTAAAATAGGGCTCAAAAAGTATCTTGAAAGTATCTTGAGAGAGTCAGTATCTTGACCAGTATCTTGAAAAATTGAGGGTATTTGACGAGACTTGAGCAGCCCTGAGAAAATAAAAAACCCTGTAGTTTCAACGACTACAGGGTTTTTCCTTGGAGCTGCTACCCAGATTCGAACTGGGGACCTCATCCTTACCAAGCGGTTGGTGCTCGCGGCTATGTCCATTGAAATTTCAAGGGAGACACCGTTTGCACGCAGTTAAGTATCTTGAAAAGTATCTTGAGAGCTGAAGGCAGCAAGCACAGATTTTGCGGTATCTTCCGGGCGATTTTGCATCAGATGTGCGTATATATTCAGCGTGATCGCCGCCGTAGCGTGACCGGCGAGATACTGCGCCGTCTTGACATCTGCGCCGGACAGAATCAGCTCGGAAATGTATGTATGACGCAGCAGGTGCCGCGTTACATGGAAGTCAAAGGCAACCTTGACATTCCTATACGGGACATCATCCCCGACCTTCAGCTCTTTTGTGATCGTCTTGCCCTTGTTTTTGTTGTCCTTATAGGTCACGGTGTGAACCTCGCGCACGGCGACGGCCTCCCATTCGTGCCGGAAGGACATGCTTGTATGAGGCGATCCGTCCCGGCGGCAGCAGACATAGCCGCTGTCGCGCCTGACGCTGCGCAGATGCTCCGTCAGAACGGGCGGTATCGGGACATCACGCCGCGCAGATTTGCTCTTGAGAGTATCCGTCAGAACGGGTTGATTGTGCTCCCATCGTAGAGCACGGCGGACACGGATGTGAGGAGCCTTGCCGTCGAGGTCGACGCAGTCCCATTGCAGCCCCAGCGCCTCCTCCCTACGGAGTCCGGCATACATACAGAGCATGACGAAAGTCAGTATACGCTCACCTTGCAGCTCTTTAATGAGCGCGGCCTGCTGTTCTTTCGTCAGCGCGACCTTTTCGGGAGGCTTGCTGCCGCCGGCTTTAAGCCCCCGGCACGGAGAGCGGCTGATCAGCTCGTTTTCCTCGGCTGCTGCAAACATCATCTTGAGCGTCGTGACGATCTTCTGCTGGCTCGCTTTCGACAGGTTCGCCGCGGCCAGCATTACGGCGCGGATGTTATCCGGCTTCACCTCATCAAGACGCTGCTGCCCGATGACCGGGCAGATATGATTATTTATTGCGTTCCTGTGGCTTTGCCGCCCGCTGGAGGACAGCCCGGCGGTGTTCAGCTCGTACCACTTCGCAGCGTACTCAAAGACATACGGCGACTGCGGATTTGCCGCCTCGGCAAACTCCGCCTCTTTTTCGCGCACACGCTCCCGCAGCTCGGCTTTGGTCTTGCCGTAGATTGCAAGCCACTTGCCAGTCTGGGGGTTCTTCATCTGCTTTTTATAGAGTTGCTTTTCTTCAACCCACGTAAACTCCGGGCGATTATTCTTCGGCATTGTTCCGTCACTCCTTACGTAAAAATACGTAAGTTTTGCTTGACACACGTAATGTTACGTGTTATAATACAATCACAGAGGATAAGAAAGGACGTGAGCACATAAAATACAGCGAGTTGGAACGAGAGCTAAAAAAGGCCGGGTGCTACATCCTGAAAGAAGGCAGCAACCATTCAATATGGTTCAGCCCAGTGAGCGGCCAGAAGTTCACAGTACCCCGGCACAAGACACAGGACGTCCCGAAGGGGACGCTGAAATCAATCAGGACGGCTGCGGGGCTTCAATAAAGCCCCTGGCCGTCAAAGAAAGGAGACCAAACACATGGCGAAATATGTTTACCCTGCAATATTTACGCAGGAGGAAGAAGGCGGGTTCTCTATCCGGTTCCCTGACATTCCCGGGTGCTATACATCGGCCGAGACTATCGACGAGGGTATCTCAATGGCGAACGACGCGCTTTGCCTTATGCTTTACGACATGGAAGAAAACGGCGAAACTCCGCCCGTGCCCTCTAAGATCACCAATGTAGCCGTCGGCAGCGGCGAATTTGCAACGCTCATCGCCTGCGACACCATCGAGTACCGCAAGTTTTACGACAACCGAGCCGTAAAGAAAACACTCAGCATCCCCTCGTGGCTCAATACGATGGCAGAGCGCGAGAATATCAACTTTTCCGCAGTCCTCCAGCAGGCACTGAAAGCAGAACTGAAACTCTAAAAATGTGCCCGAATCGGGCACAAAAAAAGAAGTAACCGCCCTGGCTCCAACCCGGCGGTTACTTCTCTGTTTCAGTCCTGTCTTGTTATCATTGGTATTTGCAACCTGTTAATACAGGCACATAAAAAGAAGTAATCGCCGTTCCCTCTCAATATTCGGCGAGCACTTCAATTTTGCATATTGATTATATGCGCGCCGTATGGATTTGTCAAGTTCTCAAGCGTCAGCTACCGCATCCCAAAAGTCAGTCTCATTGACAATCTGGATAGCCGTCCCTTTTTTCCGTAGCCGTAACGCCTCTTCGATTTTTCGACCGTAGCAAGCAAATGCCCAGCACGGATTTCCAGCGTTGCCGACGACAAGGTAATCGGTCTTTGACGATACTCCGCTACGCGGCACACCGCCGAGTCGCGTGACCGTATCGACGAACTCTGCTCGGCTGCATTTATACGATTCGCCCGTAAAACAGAACGCGCGTCCCTCAAAGACTATGTCAGGGCACATAGCGCAGATGCCGGAAACCGAATATTTCTCGCGAAGTGCGGCAAAATCCGGTTCAATTAGATTATAAGAATCCTTGAACTCAATCAAATTGCTGATAAAGGCCATAAGCATATTGCGCTCGTCCGTGCTGACCTGCCCATCAGCTAAAGCATAGGTCGTAAGAGACATCAACTCGTCATAAGGATATACACCCGCGAGAAAATCGTTGTTATCCAGCCAAGCCTTGAGTTGCTTAATCTCTGCGTCCGACAGTTCACCGTCAGCAAGCAAGCCGTGCGCCATCCCTGAGAGATACTGCACAGCAGAGGTGATCACGTCGTAATACGGGCTACTCTCCGCACAGTTTTCGCAAAGCCACAATATATTTTGGCGCTCCTCGACAGTGAAAACGCCATCGACAAGAGCTTCCTCCACGGCTGGAATAAGTTCTGTAAATGGATGGCGATTGCGCAGATTAGCATGTAGATTGACCCAGTTGGACAACTCGCGAATCTCTTCCACGGAAGCGCTACCGTCTGCCGAGATTCCGGCAACAAGACCACGCAGCATATTAACAGCCTTATGCAGTTCTGCGGGTTTGCAGAACGACCGGTAATCTTCAAGATTGGCCGTATTCATCCTCGTCGCCTCCTGATAAAATCGCCGGTGCCCGAATCGGGCACCGGCGTGAATTTATTTCCCCCGCCGCTCTTTGCGGCTTATTACGAAGAAATACACCGTCGCGGTGACGCCGGCCGTCAGCGCGACGATCACGACCGCTCCGACTACGGACGGGGAGCCCCGCCACAGGCCGAAGTCGGGGTCTATGATATCAAGTCTCAAATACGGGACAAGCGCGATGATCGCCATCGCTGCGACGAAGGTCAGACAGTAGATCAGCCTGTCCTTTGCCCGCAGCGCCCGCCGGTGCTGCTCATATGAGCGTTCCAGCAGCTCATTTTCCCGTTTGACCGCCGCATTATCGTGCTCAAGCACCTCTATGCGGTGCTCGTTCTCCGGAGTCTTATCCGGAATTTCAATGCCGAAATACTCGTCCAGCGACACATTGCAGACCCGGCAGATCGGGCCGACCGTGTACACCGACGGGTCCTTTGACGCTCTCGCGAAGAATCCGTTAACCGTCGCTTCCGGTACTCCGGACAGCTCCGCGATGCGCCTGCTTGAGTTGTTCCCCTTATTTGCCCGACACAGATCTTTTAACAGCGGCTTTTCCGCCATTTCCTCGCCCCCAACACTCATTATATCCTGATTAAGGCATCAGATACCCGAGCTTCGCGGCCATTTGACCGCGTCTGCGCATAGACATAACCGATGATATTATGATAATATCTAAGCGTAGCAGATAGACCACGACACCGGATATCTGCTAAAGCTTCGGTCAAGGCGGCAACCAAGGCCGGAGCAATTCTACAATGAAAGGGGGCGCAAGGCCGGCAGCCCTGCGGTGTTCCTGTGCGCCGCAAATTTATTTTAGGAGGCAACCATGGAGGACACCAGACGAAGAGACCAGATCAACCGAATTATCAGCAAGTATCAGTTTCTGCCGCCGGAAGACCGGGAGAGGGTGCTCACTCTCCTTGCGTTTTTAACAGAAGATCAACATAGTCCTCCATGCGCTGCAAATTCTCATCATTGAGTAGCTCCAGCTTGCGGTTAAGCCTGTCGTCTTTGACGACGGGCTTTTCTTTTTGTCCCAGAAGTTCATCTATTGAGCACTTAAAAATGTCGGCCATTCGTTTCAAGGATTCAAAATCAGGCTCACGGCGACCGACTTCCCAGCCGCTCACAGTGCCCTGCTTGACTGACAGCATATCGGCGAGGTCTTTTTGCTTGAGCTTCGCTTGCTGCCTAAATTCCTTGATACGATTCATAGTTTATCACCTGATATAACAATACGCGATATTTCCGGCGTTTTCAAGCTTTATAACAAATCGCTTATTTTTTTAATATTACCTCTTGACATATAGCGAAACGCTGTATATAATCAGAATCGCAAACCGCTTTATACAGCGTTTCGCTATAAATCATAACAGAAGCGAGGGCAGGAAATGAAAGTATTCGCCAGCATCTTCTTCGGAGCGGCGGTGATCCTCACGGCTTACTCGAATATAGGCGCATGGCAGAGCGCGATCGTGCTCTGGAAGTACGGCAGCCGCTGGCCGGTCGCGGGCGTAGCCCTGCTGACGCTCCTGACGCTGTTCGCCTGGGCTGCGGGCTGCTACCTCATCAAGCATTACATATTTTAGTTTTCTCCTTTTCATCCTCTCTATACCTTTCCCCTTGCATCTCCCCGCGGTCTTTGCTCTTCTTTTCCCGCGGGGAGGCCTTAATGCAGCCGACGCCGGTCGCAAGCCCGGGAGCAAAATGCAGAGCGAGGCAGACAGAAAGCAGGTGATGATAATGGACGAGCTCAAGAGGCTGCGCGAGGCCGCGGGACTATCCCAAGTCCAGCTTGCATTGAGACTGGGCGTGTCGCAGGGCACTATAGCACACTGGGAAATCGGCAGACGCGCTCCGCAGGCCAGACACCTTATAAAGCTGGCGAAGATCCTCGGATGCAGCGTTGACGCGCTGCTCGGATTGAACACCCAGAGCGCGGACGCAGCCCGTGACAATACAATACCTGACAGGGAGGTGCGCGTCAATGGATAAGGACGCCCGGAACATCTACAAAAACGCGCGGCAGACTGCCGGTCTGACGCAGGAGCGCTGGGCGGAGCTGCTGGGGATATCCCCGGACAGCGTCCGACGGTACGAGGCCGGGGCGATGCTGCCCAGCGACGAGACGGTGCTGATGATGGCGGAGACGACGGGTATCCTCGTGCTGCCGCTATGGCACCTCAGGGCTAAGAGCGCGATAGCGCAGGACATGCTCCCGGATGTGCCGGACGTGCCGCTGCCTCAGGCGGTGCTGAAGCTGCTGACATCGGTCAAGGCCGTGAGCGGCAGCGTCGACAACCTGATACAGATCGCGTCTGACGGCATGGTCGACAACCGCGAGGAAGCGCTCTTCGAGGAGATCGCGGGCGATCTCGACGATGTTATCGAGGCGGCGATCGCCGTCAAGTGCGCGGGAGGTGCGAGACATGCAGAGTGACAGATATCAGGGACGCTTCCCCGGCTACACCGGGAAGAAGCTCTTCGAGGTCGAGCACCCGGTATTCGGGCGCTGCACCGTGGCCGCACCCGACGAGAACGCGGCGCTGCTTCCCGCGGCGACCTTCTGGCACACGTTCTGGGGGACGCAAGAGTTCTACGCATACGCGAAGGTGACCCGCGCCGGGCTGCTGGAAAGGAGCTCCGATGGCTGAGCTTACGGCGATGGTGCGCGCCGCGCTGTGCTTCGGCGTGATAGGTACTGTACTCAGCGCGCTTGCGCTGGCGCTGTATTGGAGGAGGCACTGATGGACGACAAGCTTATATCGAAGCTGGACGCCGCCGATATGCTCGGGGTCTCTGTCTCGACCGTCGAGCGGCTGATCGCCGACGGCGACCTGCCCATGTACAAGATACGCGGGCAGTGCAGGCTGATGACGTCCGACATTATGACTTACATAGCGGGCTGCCGCAGAGTTGCGGCTAAGGCAGCCCCCGTCCCCGCGCGCAGACAGCCCGCCCGACGCGGCTCGAAGCTCGTCGGCTGCGGGTACTACCCGGGGATGAAAGTGGTATAACGGGCGCTTTGGAACCTGCGGCATCGGGAACGGTGCCGCATATCGAGAGCACTCGCATCTCGAAGAATTAAAGGAGGTTTACCAATGTTTGAGAACAGGTACGTTATTGTCCGCGGCGATCGCTCCGGCGTCTTTGCCGGGCAGCTCAAGAGCAAGGAGGGCAGAGAGGTCACGCTGACCGACTGCCGCCGTATCTGGTACTGGGACGGTGCAGCCAGCATATCCGAGCTTGCCAACATAGGCACCAAGCAACCCCAGTCCTGCAAGTTCCCCGCACCGGTCGCCGAGATCTGCATAACGGACGCGATCGAGATCATCCCCTGCACCGAGGCCGCAGAGGCGAGCATCAAGGCGGTTCGCGTATGGACAGCTTAACGGTTCAGGATTTCCTGAAGGTCGAATTTAACGGCTACGGCGATGGCTACGGCTACGGCGATGGCTACGGCGACGGCTTCGGCTTCGGCTACGGCTACGGCTTCGGCGACGGCTCCGGCTCCGGCTCCGGCTCCGGCTCCGGCTCCGGCGACGGCTTCGGCGACGGCTTCGGCTACGGCTCCGGCTATGGCTCCGGCTACGGCTCCGGCGACGGCTTCGGCTACGG